TTTTTAATTTCAGTCACCGGTCCATCGGTAACGAGATATCCAGTCCGCGTCAACATTTAATATATTAAAGAATAGTAACTTTATATAAGTAGAATGCCATCTCTCAACATCGAAGAGAATATTAAAAAAATACAAGACGCGATTGAATCCACATACCAAGAGCTTCATCGTCTCCAGGGGAGTCTTCGTGTGTTTGTGGGATTAAAGGAAAACGGCTTGACCGTAATCGACATTCCCGAAAAGGAGGAGGAAGAAGATGAGGAAGAAGAAATCAAGGAAGAGAAGTAATTGACTTAATCTTCCAAGTATAACCACTATAATTACCAACATTCCATACACCCGTGAAATCAATATCAACTTCAACTTCATCATCCTTTATAAGGGACTGTACAGGGCGGCCATTAACGCTGCACATCACTCTCCTATAACGGAATGGAACTTTTACTGTGAGAATCTTACCGTCGAGTGGATCATCTACATGAGAATTCTTAATAAGCCATAATTTATTTGCGTGCATTTGACGAATAAGTTGAGAGCATTTTTCAGGAATGACCAAGCGAATGTATTTCTTGTCGTTGTGGTCATACATGGGTTTATAAACTTTCGCCTCAAATTTCATTGATTCTGTTTATATACAATAAGGTTAAAACTATAAGTGTCATTTTAAATCAATCCAGTCTTTTTTCGTTCTTCTGGAGTCTTGAGAGCATACATTATTGTCAGGAAAATCGTAGTTGCGATGAGAGCGTATTCAATATCTTGTGTCGCGCTAAATGCGATCATCATCAAGGAAAAAAATCGGAAAGCCTTATTGTCGAAAGCAGATTTAAGATTTTTTGGAATGTCAATCGCATTACCCGAAAATAGACCCTGATACAGGATTATTAAGGTGAATATAATGGGCTGCGTTTTAATAAGGGCTTCGGCTGGGTTGCTGACTGGTCCGAGGAAGCTTGAGAACTTTTTCATTTAAAGTAAACCGAGATATTTTCCTAGACTATAGTAGATGCGATGCTCCATGCGTCATCCAATGTAATACTTAAATCACCCCCCTCTAAAAAGGTAAAGACCTGGAAATTTGCTGCCAAATTTATATGGAAAAGTAAATTTGTAAAAGACAAGTCCGAACTTGGTGCGTGGACGCGGAATGAACTCTTGGAACTTGGTCCAACCTTTGTAAAATTAGGTCAAATCGCATCGACGAGAGCCGATCTGTACGACCCCGAGTTTACAAAAGAGTTGGAATCGCTTCAAGACGATGTGCCTCCAGTGGGATTTGACATTGTACAAAATGTTGTAAATTTAGATTCATTTGATTCCTTTGAACCGATTCCATTCAAGTCCGCGAGTCTTGGCCAGGTTCACAAGGCAACTTTAAAAAATGGAAAAGATGTTATTGTCAAGGTGAAGAGACCAAATATCTATGAGACTATGAAGGAAGATACAGATAATGTCAGGGAAATTGTGCGTTTTTTGGAACAGTTAGGGATTGACACCGGGAATAGCTCGGAGTTTGTTCTCAATGAATCAATTGAATATCTCTTGGGCGAATCGGATTATAAACAGGAAATTGACAATGCCGTGAGATTTAGAAAGAGTATGAACGGTATAAAGTGGGTTAAAGTCCCAAAAGTATACAGAAAACTTTGTACAGAAAACACCATTGTCATGGAATATGTTGAATCTGAAAAATTAATAGAACTCACAGATCCCAATATAAATAGAAAAAAGGTATGTGAAGCTCTTATCAATTCCTATGTGATTCAGACTATGGACAACGGTCTTTTTCACGCAGATCCCCATCCCGGTAACTTGGGGTTTTCATCTAATGGTAAATTGGTATTTTACGACTTTGGGATCACAATATATTTATCTGAAGAACTCCGCAAAGGTTTCAAGCAGCTTTTTGGGTGTATAATAGAAAAAGACACAAAAGGAATTGTTCAAATTCTTGTAGACCTTGGTGTCATCATACCTATGAATTCCGATCTTACGGACATCGAAATCTTTTTTGAAACAATTTTGAGTTATCTCGAGACCCTTAACGCTTCAAATATATTAAACGATGACGTGGCATCGAAACTCGCGGCCGAAAAGCCATTTATGGTACCCACGAGTTTTGTATATTTAGCTAAATCATTCTCTCTTATAGAGGGTATATGTGTACAATTAGATCCCGAGTTCAACTATCTCGCATACCTGGAGCCAATGATAACACAACAATTTGTAGACTCAATTGATATTCAAGATGCGCTTACAAAGACGGCCGAGATGCCATCAAAAATACGCAATATAAGTAAGGCTGTTCTGGGTCTGGAAAGAAGCAGAGCAGTCATAAGAAGGTCCATATCTAAAACAAGACGAGAAGTACGCACGGTTCAGTATAGTTTAATGAGTGCCCTAATGGCATTTGAGTTTAATGACACGCCACTTGGGTTTGGTTTTATCGTGCTTACAATCTGGCTTACGTTTCGCGTTAAGATCAATCGAAGAAAAAACACATAGCATATCTAAAACCTTTTGTAACTGGAAGAACACCGTGTAAATGATGATCCCCGCTATACGAAATCATATCACCTTGATCGTAATCTACAATGGGTAGTTTTTTGAATTTGTTTAAAAATTCCTGTTTTCCACGCGTCGTTTGAAAGTTAACACGTCTGTTTTCCCTAGTTGTTTTGCGATCAAATAGATATAATTCTCCACCTTCACAATCATTTTTAGAAGATATAAGAAATGATACAGTTGTTTTATTTTCATCTAGGTGGATGGGTAAAGAAAAACGTTCATTTGGGGTATATTTTCTCAAGAATATGTAACCGGGTGACTTTGGTTGATATTTTTTAATGTGAACATCGTAAATATTTTTAGAAATATCCCATAATTCTTTATTTAAAACTGGATTACTTTCATCGTCGTCATAAATATCTATCTGATTCGCCGGCTTACCGTCAACTTCGTCCATATAATCGTCTAATTCATACTTTTTTGAAACTTTTATTATATTTTCACACAAATCCCTATTTAAGACACTTTTATGTATTATATGCGTTTCATCTTTCTTATTTGTTATTATGCATATAATACAAAACATGATTATTATAAGTGGTAGTATCATATCTATATTTACTTTTCATAAAAATCTATCGAAATTTCTTCCTTCTTTGGAGAACCCTTGAAAAACTCCTGGTGTTCCCTGAAGATATCCTTGACACGTCTTTGTTCATCGCGGGAAATATCTGACAACTTTTCTCGAATCTTACCCACGTCTGTATCATTTTGTTTCTTCATTTTCTTGCTAAACTTCTTCAAACGCTTGGTATTCGACGCAAAAGTGGTGGAGGTCGTAATTGAAAACATCTTTCGTTGTTACATTCTAAGGACATTTATTTTTTAAGTTTAAAATTTCCAACTTTTCTTCAAACTCTCGTCTCTCACCCGGACTGTTAATGGGGGTACCGTTGGCGAGGGCTTCAATTTCCGGTCCCGTGAGATGCATTGCATTGACCCTGAAGTCTTTGAAAGCTTCCATCGTTACCGGGACGAGTGGCTGTACGAGGTCATATATAGCATTCGCATAGTCACGAATCTCCTTCTGGGCATGAGAATCCATACGAAGATGGAGGTAGTGCATCAAATTATGGAGATTGATCTTCCAATAGAATTCAGTGTATGTACATTGTGGGAGATTGCCCCTTGCTTGCTCACGGCATATCCCCGTCTCCAAGAGGTTCTCGTATAAATCAAAAGAATATTCCAAGTGTTTGTCAATTTGTTGAGTCTTTTCTTCATCAATTTCAATAATACCCTCGGACCCCTGATTATTTACTTTAGATTGACCCCTTAAAATTCCCGGGTTGTAGTACTGTTTCGGTACGACGGAGTAGCGGGCGGATAGTTCATTGACGGAGGCTGTTCTATGTCGAAAATGTTGACGGGCGATGTAGAGGGGCATCTTGATGTGGAACTTGAATTCCACCATCTCGAAAGGCGTTGTGTGCCAGTGGCGAAGCAGGTATCGGAGGAGTCCTCGGTCTCCCCGGGAAGACTTTGTTCCGTCACCATATGAAACTCTTGCGGCTTGGACGATTGAGGTGTCCAAATCTTGTTGCGGCATGTGATCAACCAATCGTACAAATCCATGGTCCAAGACATCTTGTTGCATTGTATTCTAATTATTAGTTCCCCCCAAATCCTTAACTAAGTCACCAATATCGCGATAGTATCTTTTCAGATCTTTCATAAAACGTTTGTTATTCTCAAGGCATTCGCATTCAACTTTATTTAGGTAAATCCATGCCAAGTTCGACTTTGAATATTTTGTTCTCTTTTGGTTGTCGTTGGGTTTACGAGCTACTAATTTTGTAGATTTCCTAGTCTTCTTTGCAGTTTTAACTTCAGTCCTATTCACAAAACTAAGAGCTTGCATGACAGTATCCGCGAGATCATCTTTCTTTTTAGACTTGAGAAATGTATCCAACCAATGAGCGTTTGTAGGTCCTGAACGAATAAACTCTTCGCATCTTTGAATTGCAACTTTCTTCCTTTTGAGATACTGTGACTTTCCAGGTCCTGCAACATCTGGAATTTTATGACGCGCATCATAGATGATTGTTTCAGCACGAGGGCACTTAATTATAAAGTATGCATGGAGGAAGTGCATTACGGATATCATCTTCTTATTGCGGTCTGGCTGTTTTTCTATGAGAATGGTGTCAGCCGTCAAGACCCAGGGT